GTCCGAGGGGCTTGCCAACGCCGTCACCGTTGAGGAAAGCGTCCTCCTCCGCATTGGAAAGCGCCTTTGCGAACTGGTCGATGATGTAATTTTCAAGCCCGAAAGCGTTGTCATAAAGCAGCTCCTCAGTGACCTTAACCGCAACGTGCAGCTTGTGCGCGTCAAGGTTGATCTGCGAGAAAGTAGCGTCCCCGAAAGTAAGCGCGCCACCCTCGTCAATCCACGCTGCAGCAGGCTTTGTCGCAGCAATATTTATCTTATGCTCACCGCTGGTGGTGATGGTGTGACCCAGCTTTCTGATAATATTCTCCTCGGAAAGAGCGTCAATCAGACGGCTGTCGTACTCCTCGGGAACAAGATAACCGCCGTTTGCGTCAATGCCCTCGGAAAGAACGTTTGAAATCTGACGGAAATTGGTGCGCAGAGCGTTCAGCATTGCCGCCTTGTATTCATCACTCGCTCTGCCTGACTTGGGATTATCGCCGTTCAGCGGCTTTGCGGTGAGGGGTACTGACGTAGGCTTGGAAAGACGTGCGTCCATAGCCGCCATCTGTTCCATGCGCTCGATTTCAGCGCCGTAGTCCTTGATTTTCTGTTCCATTTCAGCATAAGAAGCCGCGTCCTCTGCGGACAGAAGCCCGTCCTTGTCGCGCTTTGTTTCAACGAAAGCCTTTGCGGCCTCCCATGCCTTGTTGCGCTTTTCGCGCAGTTCAAGAATTGTCATGTGTGTTTACCTCCTGTTACTGCCAGTTTTTGATTAAATCGAGCCGAGAAAATAAATCCTCGGCTTTGGTTTTTTGTTCGGTTTTCGGCGCTATATGGCACTTTTCCGCGATTCTTCCCATAAGTGAATTTACCACCTGCGCTTCGGAATACATCAGCGAATCTGCGGCAGGCGCTTCTGACGGTTCTTCACGGGCAAGAATACCGTCCGCAAAGCCGAGTTCCACCGCCTTATTTGCGTTCATCCAGGTTTCAGCGTCCATGAGGTGCGAGATTTTCGCGCGGCTCATTCCCGTCTTGATTTCATAAGCGTTCATAATGCTTTCCTTGACTTCGGACAGCATTTCGATTGCTTTCTGCATTTCGGCGGTATCTCCCATCGCCACCGTCATGGGATTGTGTATCATCAGCATGGAAACTGGGGACATCATCACCTTGTTTCCCGCCATTGCAATAACCGAAGCGGCGCTTGCGGCTATGCCGTCAATCTTCACCGTGACATTGCCCTTGTAATCCATCAGCATATTGTAAATCTGCGCCGCAGCCACGCAGTCGCCGCCGGGTGAGTTAATCCACACGGTAATATCACCGCTGCCGGACAGCAGCTCGTCCTTGAAAAGCTGTGGAGTAACATCATCGTCAAACCAACTTTCATCGGCGATAGTGCCGTTGAGGAACAGCGTTCGCTCCGCTGTTTCCATCTGTGTTTCCTGATTTATCGCTGTCTTGTTCGTCCATTTCCAGAACTTCTTCATTTGAATTATCCTCCTCTCTGTCAGCCGCCGCAAAGATACCCGCGTCAGCCAGTTTTGTCATATTGCCGTTTATGAGGTAAAGGTCGCCGCCGTCCTCGGCAGGAATGCGGTCGAGGTTTTCAAGCTCCCGAATGTCGTTTGCGGACATCCAACCGTTCTGCCGCGCCGTAGCGTACCCACTCATTCGGCTTGCGTAGTCGCCGCGCAGCAGTCCGTCAACGTTGAACTTTATGAAATACTCCCGTTTCTCGCTCGGAGTGAGCAGCGAACGCGCCATGCTCTGTTCCCAGCGAACAAGCCACGGTTCAAGCGTGTATTTCACGAACTCCAAAGACTGCTGCTCGATATTAGAAAAGCTCGACTTTTCAAGGTCGCCCACCATGTGCGGCGGCACTCTGAAAATTCGAGCAATCTCGTTTATCTGAAATTTTCGTGTTTCAAGGAACTGCGCCTGCTCGGGCGAAATACTTATAGGAGTGTATTTCATGCCTTCTTCAAGTACAGCGACCTTTCCGCTGTTGGAACTCCCACCGAACTGCGACTGCCACGCTTCACGAACCTTTGATGGGTCTTTAATCGTTCCCGGGTGTTCAAGGACGCCGCTTGGCGCTGCGCCGTTCGCAAAGAACTTAGCGCCGAACTCCTCAGTCGCAATGGCAAGACCGATAGCGTTCTTCGCCATTGCAATCGGCGAGTAACCAACAAGCCCGTCAAAGCCAAGTCCGGGAATGTGCAGGACATCGCCCGGCGCGAGAATCACCTCATATTCCTTGCTGTGGATTGCTTCGTCAGAACCACGATAGTATTTGTAGTACAGATTTCCGCTTGAATCGCGGTCAACCGTCATTCGGTTTGGCATAAGCGGGTACAGAGCAATGACCTCGCCCTTTCCGTTGCGGATAACCTGTGCGTATGCGTTGCCCCAGAGGAGCAGGTGCGTCATAAGCGTTTCACGGAAAACAAACGATGTCATTTCGGGGTTGGGTTCGTCATGCAGCAGAAAATACAGCAGATTATCCGTTGCTTTCTGTTTACTTCCGTCAGAACGGTACTTATAGACGTGTAGCGGTAGTCCCGCCACTGCTTCCGACAGTACTCTAACGCAGGAATACACGGCGGTCATCTGCATTGCGGAGCGCTCGGTGACGTTCTTTCCGGCGGTAGAGCTGCCCATGTAAAAGCGGTAGGCACTGCCGGCTGTGCTGTTTTTAGGCTTGTCCCTGGAATGGAATAGACTTGAAAAAAGTTTCATAAGAATTTATCCTCCTGGATTTTAGGCATAAGAAAAGCACCCGCCATTGCTGACAGATGCTTTTAGTGAATAACTCTATATGTATTATTTTTCTAAAAAATCTCATAAACAAGTGCATTATTTCTAGAAAGCACCTGCTTGCCTTTGTCGAGGCATTTCTTTACGTTCTGGAAGGGTGTGGTTCCGATCTTACTCGAAAAGCTTCGACCTATAGAAGCGCGAATGGTGCTAGGTTTTTTCCCGCATGTCATTTCGATATTTCTATAAGTTGCCGAAGCAGAATAGAGGTCAAATCTCCCTCCGGCTTTATTGTTCTGTACGTATCCTTCTACCTCTTTCAGTACTATTGCTGTTAACTGTGTGATTGAAATACTTTTTTTAGCCGAGATACCGTAGTATTTTTCGAGCAGATCTGTAACAAACTGACTAACGCTTACTCCATTGCTGGACGCATCTGATTTAAGAAGGTTTGCTAATACAGGGCTAGGATAAAACTGAACACGATCCATAAGTTTTTCCTCTCTTTCTCATAGTAAATGAGTTATTCACTATGCACACGATATCAAATAATAGCGAATAAGTCAACCACTAATACCCTCAATCCACCCATTATCCATCATTTTCGTATACAACACCAAATCTAGCCTTGCGAGTTGTGAGTTTTTATTGCATTTATACAAATAGCAGCCCTCTTTCATCATAAACACTCGCCCTGTGGTCATTTCCACAGCGGATAGCCCTGTCAAGCGCCATAATTGTTGCCACAGCTCCGTCAATCTTTTCTGTGGACTTTTCCTTGTCCGCTTTGATGTTGCCGGCGGGGTCTGTGCGAATGAAAATGTTATCCATATTCCACCGCAGAACAGGGTGACCGCCATGCGCTATTTTCTGTTCAAGCACCAGTTTCATCAATTCTTTTGTCGGTGGTGACATATCTTTGAAACCCTGTCCGAACGGAACTACCGTGAAGCCCATACCCTCAAGGTTCTGCACCATCTGCACAGCGCCCCAACGGTCAAAGGCAATTTCACGGATGTTGTATCGTTCACCCAGGCGCTCGATGAATTTTTCGATGTAACCATAGTGAACCACATTGCCCTCGGTGGTCTGCAGGAAACCCTGCCTCTCCCAAACATCATATGGCACATGGTCGCGCCGGACACGGAGGTCGAGGTTGTCTTCGGGTATCCAGAAATACGGTAGGATGATATATTTATCATCATCGTATTCAGGCGGGAACACCAGAACCAGTGCAGTAATATCTGTGGTGGAGGACAAGTCCAGACCACCGTAACACACGCGCCCCTCAAGGTCATCCTCGGAGGTGGCAAAGGCACATTTGTCCCATCTGTCCATCGGCATCCAACGGACTGCCTGCTTGACCCACTGGTTCAAGCGAAGCTGCCGGAAAGCATTCTCTTCGCCAGGGTTCTGCTTGGCGGACTCACAGGCATCACGCACCTTGTCGATGCCCACCGTAATGCCCAGGGAGGGGTTAGCCTTCTTCCAGGTTTCCGGGTCAGTCCAGTCATCACTTTCATCCGCACCGTAGATAACGGGATAAAAAGTGTGGTCGATTTTACGACCCTCGATGATGTCCTTTGCCTTTTGGTGGATCTCATAGCAGATGGACTTGGTGTCGTTGCCTGCCGTGGTAATAAGGAAGTACAGCGGCTGCATACGAGCATCGCCGGAACCCTTGGTCATAACATCAAACAGTTTTCTGTTCGGCTGCGTGTGCAACTCATCAAATACAACACCGTGGGTGTTGAAGCCGTGCTTGTTTCCAACATCTGCGGAAAGCACCTGGTAGATACTGCCTGTGGGCAGATAAATCAGACGCTTTTGGGAATCAAGGATTTTGACCCGCTTTGCCAGAGCCGGACACATACGCACCATGTCGGCAGCTACATTAAAAACGATGGATGCCTGCTGTCGGTCAGCGGCGCAGCCGTAGACCTCGGCTCGCTCCTCACCATCACCGCAGGTCAGCAAAAGCGCAACAGCGGCAGCCAGTTCGGACTTGCCCTGTTTCTTGGGGATTTCGATATATGCGGTATTAAACTGGCGATAGCCGTTGGGCTTCAGTGTTCCGAAAATGTCTCGGATGATCTGTTCCTGCCAGTCGATCAGTTCAAAGGGCTTTCTTGCCCAGGTGCCTTTCGTATGGCAAAGGCACTCAATGAAACCGACCGCATAGTCAGCGGCATCCTTATCGTAGTAGGAGCCTTCGGACATGAAGCGGGTCGGTTTGTATTTCTTCAGCTTTCTGATATGCGGTCACCTCCTTCAAATGAGCATAAAAAATAGCCGCCACCGTTATCGGTGCGACTTTCCGTATACGAGGAACAGAGCCTCTCGGCTCCATCCCAGGGCTGTGATGTAGTTTTACTTCTTGGTGAGGATCGGAGGCTTGCCTGTGGTCAGCCATGCAAGCCAGCACTGTTCGCAGGTGACCAGGTCGCAGGCAACCGAGCCGCCTTCTTCAAAGGGCGGGTGACCCTTGCTGATGATCTCTGCGATTTCTCCGGCAGTGGTGTCCAGAGCCTTGATGATTTCCAGTCCAGTTTTTGCCATAATGTTTCCTCCTCAGATTTACTTCACCTGTGCCATGCACCAGGCAATTGCGTGGCCGTTGTCTGCGAACCGCTCATCGGTCTTTCCCCAAGGTGCAAGTCTGCACTCAATGTCGCCAAGCCCGGTCTCATCGGGGGTTTCAACGAACTCGTAAATCTCTGCCGTAAAACCGCCTTTCCAGTGGCAGTCCGTAACAAAGACCTTGTCGCCGAACTGAATGACCGCACCGTAGCTTGCGGAAACCTTCATTTGCAGCCGTTCCATCGTTGTGAATTCCATAATGTTTTCCTCCGTTTTTTCTATGTTTTCCCTTTCGGTGTGACACATATTACCTCTGAAAACACATAATATACAGGGGTTTTGCGATAATATACTACACGATTATTCAGCCATTCTTACGGGGTGAATTTGTGTAGTTTATGACTCGCCCGTGAGGATGAAATTCACATATTCGGAGCGATGCTCCTCAAGGAAAATCACCAGTTCATAGAACCGCATTTCATTGGCGATGTACTGTACCATCGGAACATCAAACATATTGGTACGGCCAGTCTTGCGGACTGCGAGGATCTGCTCTCGGATTTTATCGGTCATCGGTATTCGCCACCTTTCGACAAACATCGACACCGTAGGCTACATTCAAGCCGGAGCCAGTATCCCAGGCAACCATAACGCTGCCAATATCATCAACACCGATCACGGTGCCTTTTGTACCTATGGGAGGTGCTTGAGGATCGTCCATCTGCACCAGTTCCACCCGTGCACCCTTTGGGTAGCGCTCACGGAGGGCTTGTAAGGCTTCTCTGGAGATTACTCGCATACTTCCACCTCCTTGGGCTGACCGCTTCTAAAGGCAGAAGTGCCCACCAGGTTGCGGAGCAAGATTTTGCGTTCGGTCTTGAACTCTGCGCCGATGAAGCCCAGGCGGAGAAGGAAGCAGCGGAATGCGTACTTGTCGTTGTCCGTTTCCTTTTCTTTTGCCACCACTCGCTTTGCGTTCCGTGCCATTTCGCACAGCTTGCAAATGAAGGTGTCATAGGCTTTCAGTTCTTCTGGAGTAGGCACTGCCGGAAACCAGGGGAAGGAAACTTTTTCGTCCGTGACCTCAATTGGAAGGTCATCCACGCCCAGAGCCTTTTTGATGAGGTTTCCCTTGGCTGCGATGAGTGCCTTGAGGTTTTCCAGGCTGCTGTCGCATGTCTGAATCGTAGAGTTTAACTTAGACAAAATCCACTTATCCATAACGGAAAGCTTCTCATAATCTAATGTGTGCTCCATCGGATTGAAGTTGTCGATGTTTGCATACAGTACGTAGAAAGCGTAGGTGTTCCACAGAGTACCCATGAACTTACTGCGGCCTTCCTTTACTGCATCATCGTGGAAACGGTTCGGAAGCCACGGTGCGGAATTGGAGTAGAAATACCAGCGGATTGCATCTGCTCCGTGCTGGCGCAGTGCATCCATTGGGTCAACAGCGTTGCCCTTGGACTTACTCATCTTCTGACCGTCTTTATCCTGAATATGGCCAAGAACGATAACGTTCTTATAAGGTGCTTTGTCAAATAAAAGAGTTGAGATTGCAAGCAGGGAATAGAACCATCCTCTTGTCTGGTCTACTGCCTCACTGATAAAGTCAGCCGGGAAATTCTTCTCGAAGACTTCCTTATTCTCAAATGGATAATGATACTGTGCAAATGGCATAGATCCTGAGTCAAACCAGCAGTCGATTACTTCTGGTACTCTTGTCATCGGCTTTCCACACTTCGGGCAGGTAACATGAACCTGATCGATGAATGGACGATGAAGCTCAATATTATCCGGACAGTCTGGTGACATCTTCTTTAATTCTTCCTTGCTTCCGATAGCATGCATATGACCGCATGAACACTGCCAGATATTCAGTGGTGTTCCCCAATAACGGTTACGGCTAAGTCCCCAGTCCTGAACGTTTGTCAGCCAATCGCCAAAACGACCCTTACCGATGCTCTCCGGAATCCAGTTGATGGTGTTGTTGTTTGCAATCAGATGATCCTTTACAGCTGTCATCTTGATGAACCAAGACTCTCTTGCATAGTAGATAAGCGGAGTATTACATCTCCAGCAATGAGGATAGCTGTGCTCAAACTTCGGTGCTGCAAAGAGCTTGCCTTCTGCTTCCAAATCCTTTAATACTTCCGGGTCTGCCTTCTTGACAAAAAGTCCTGCATACGGAGTCTCTTTAGTCATCTCACCCTTGCTGTCTACTAACTGTACGAACGGAAGATCATACTTTCTGCCGACCTTTGCATCGTCTTCACCAAATGCAGGTGCAATGTGAACAATACCAGTACCATCACTCATAGTAACATAGCTGTCACATGTCACAAAGAAGCCCTTCTTATTCTGCTTTGCAGCAACATCTCCAGAACACTTAAACAGTGGCTCGTACTCCTTGTACTCAAGATCCTTTCCTTTATAAGTCTCAAGAATCTCATATGCCGGCGCATCCTCTGTCTTAAGACGACCAAGTACGTTCTCAAGAAGTGCCTCTGCCATGTAATAGGTATAGCCATCTGCTGCCTTTACCTTGCAGTAGGTATCCTCTGGATTTACACAAAGTGCAACGTTTGACGGCAGTGTCCATGGTGTAGTTGTCCATGCTAAGAAGTATGCGTCCTCACCCTTTACCTTGAAACGTACAATTGCAGAACGCTCTTTG